TGATCAATTACAACTGCACCCATACGAATCCACAAATCAACTACTTTAGTTAAATTGCGTGATATATTATTTAGATTCACTGGTGATTCTTTGAGTGCGATTGCTAAATTTCTGCGACTTTTAATTTTCATAGGCATTATTTCTGCCCTTAATGCCAAATTCTTATTTGAGTTATCTTTTCTTTTATCGCAAAATCTTATCCAATTATTTTTGTTAATAATTTCTTCTATTGAAGGAAAATTATTAATTCCAAGATTAATCAATCTGGAGTTTAACTCTGAATTATTCATTATTATCTCCGATTGAATTATTATTAATGAAATTTTGGATATCGCTTGATCTGTATTTGACTAAACGACCAATTTTAACATAAGGAAGGTTGTATCGACCTACACAAGCCCAGTGTGCAAGTGTTTCTGGCTTGACTCCAAGCATTTTTGCCGCTTCTGATCTATTGAGTAATTGATCCAAAGATTGCTGCAAATTTACAAAATTTGGATTAGATTCAATCTTATTTTTGAATTTAGATTTAATATTTTGTTGTGATTCCTGAATTAATTGATCAGTATTTTTTAGATTTATATCTATAGTCATAATAATTGTTTTTTTATTTAAGTTAAAATTTAATTAATTACTGAACTAAGTATAAACAGGTAATTCTAAAGTGTCAAGTAAAATATTTATTTTTATTTTCCCCTTTTTTTTATGGTATTTGACGCACTTCTTCTTCTCTTTCTTGATCTATCTCATTTAACCAATTTTCTATCTCTGTTTTTAATTCATCTATTTCTTTTTGTGCTTCTTCTTCTGATAAATAATAATTATAAGTTAAGTTAGCTTCCCTCATTTTATATCCTTGTTCTTTGTATTTAACTAAGGGAAATATGGTTTTGTCATAAAAATCATTGAAATTAGTTTTTATAAAAATAGGTGAGACGCAATAATCAGAATAATAACCTTGATGTAGTTCTATTTCTATATGGTCAATAGCTTGTTTTAATTCTTTTGCAAATTCTTTTTTACAATAGCAATCATTTCTGATAGACTCTAATCTATCAGTATTAAATAAATCTATCAAATCAAAAAAAATAATTGTGTTTTTTGGTCTTACTGCCTGCAATGAGTACAATATTATTTTTTCCAAGTTAATTATATATATAGTTATTTACTTTTAAATCTATTTGTTGCTTTTGCACTCTTGACCAAATCACAGGTGTTAAAAGTTTAGCTACTTTATCCGCTTTTTTCTCTAAAGTTTCTTTATCTCTTTTTAATATCTTTTTAAATGTTAATTCAATATTCTCATGTGTTGGTTCAATATTATTTTCCGCCATCTCAATAGCGATTCTTGATAACATTACTTTTTCTGAATTTGTGAAATTTGTCATGATTTTATTATTATATTTAATTGATTACTAAGTTAAGTATAAAGCGGTAATTCTAAAGTGTCAAGTAAAATATAAAATAATTTTGTTTACACACGCCACGCGGTGATGACTTGGCATTTTTCCCTTGTTGGATAAGGGTTTATTTTTTTTGTGTTTTTGGCTTGGAATCAATCAATTTAATGATTTCTTTGTTAATCTTTTTGTATTCTTCAAGATCTAATGATGGGAAAATGGGTAATAGCTTGTTAATTAAGCTTTTTATAATTAGGTTCTTATCTTCTAGCTTCAATAATGCCTCTAATGTTGTTGGTGATACTCTTTTAATGATTGTTTTATTATCTAGTAAGTCCATTATTTAACTGGTGAATTAGTGTAAACATTGATGATTTTATCGTTGCCATCTCTCTCCTTGTTGGTGTATAAGTCTTTATTGTTGTTACAAAGGTCAAATATGATCCCTGCCGTTGCCTTGCCTTCATTAAGTCTTTCCTCTTTATCTGCTAGTATATGTTGCCTAACTTTTTCGATGGTACTAAAAAACTGCTGATTCTCTTGGTAATTTCTTATTGTGTTCGTGGTGCAATTAAGAAAAACTGCTAACCGCCCTAAAGTCATAGGTTTTTCATTTTCTTTTATCCAATCATAAAACTCATCTATTTTTTTTTGTAATTCTTCTGTTGATTCAAATAATAATGGTCTTCCTCCTAAGTCCTTTGCTTCTTCTGTCATTTGTTTAGATATTAATTGAAATAGCTTTATTATATATCCTTGTTCCTTAATGTCAATTTTTTCTTCCTTCTGCCTTATATTCAAATACATCTTCTATATCTAACTTTAAACAATCAAGATTTTGTTCTATTGGCAATGCAAATTCTTTTCCTGATTCCTTTTTGCTCCGCCTAACAAACTTGTTAAATAATCTTTTCATTAATTCTTTTTGTTTATCATTTGGATTAATATCGTTAGTTTCGATATATTCTGCTATAAAGGTATTTCCTAATAGCTCGACATTGTCTGATCCGTGTTTTTTTATTAGTTTATTAGTCATAGTTTTTTAATTTAAATTTTTTTAAACTCCTAGACATTTCTTGTATTCAATGCCAGTTGCTATGTCGCATTTACTAATGCCATTTGCCATTCCTGAAAATCCTAGATATATTAAAAAAATCCACAATAAAAATTGTGCTGATTTATAAATTATTCTTTTCATAATTATTTATTAAATTGTTAAATTCTTTTTTCTGATCTGTTGTAGCTCTTTGATCAAAGCAAGATCCGAGTATAAATTGCTTAGCCTTAGGATTTTGCCTTACCGCCTCCAATACTATTTCAGGAGTTTTATGTAAAACAAATTGCAAAGCTAATCCATTTATTTTAACCGACTCTAAACATTTTTTTTCAGTCTGGTTGTATTTAAACATTAATTCAAAAGGGTTCATTTTTTTATTAATTTTAATTGATTACATTATTAGTGTAGTATATTAAACTATGTTAGTCAAGAATTATTTTAATTTAATTTGATCTTTAATTTTCTTTAATATCTTTTTTATTGGTTTGCTTATATGCTCCATGTTAAAAATTATTTACTGATTCTGTAAATCTTGAAAACTTACCTTCAAACTCAAAGCCGACGACCCCTGTTGCTCCGTGCCTATTTTTGGCAATTATTAACTTTCCATTATTAGAAAAATAGCCTCCGCTCTCTTCTTGGTTTTTGTCCCTGTGTAATAATATAGCAACATCCGCATCTTCTTCAATACCACCCGAGCCTTTTAAATCATTAACTGTTGGCTCTTGGTTATTCTCAACTCCTTTACGGCTAATTTGTGCTAATGCTACAACTCCTACATTATACTTTTTAGCTATTTCTTTTAATCGGCTTGTGTTCTCTTTTATGGCACTAGCTTCATTAAAATTACCTTGATTTAAAAATCTTATGATCTGGATATAATCAATAAAAACCATATCTACTGGCTCTATTTCTAATTGCTTTTTGATTATGTTTTCAATCTGTGATACATTAAGAGATGATGAATCATTAACATAAATATTTAATTCTCTTAGATTCTTTTTAGCTTGTTTGATTGATTCTAATTCTGATTGATTAAATTTTCTGATTTGTAGTTTATAGCCATCAATACTAACCATATTACTAACAAATTTTAGGAATACATTTTTTTTATCAACTTCTAGTGATATAAACAGGCATTTCTTACCTGAATCACTAGCTTTTAATATCATTTGTTGAGCGATGGAAGTTTTACCAACGGAAGGTCTAGCACCAATTACAACTAATTGCTTCTTATAAAAACCGCCATTTAATATATTATTTAATTTATTAAAACCTGTTGTTACAAAATCATTATCTAGTAAACTCCTTTCATCATTTTCAATATCAGTAATTACCTCTGATATATGTTGCACCTTTTGAACTGGATTATTACTATCCAATTTTAGCATATCGTTCTGTAATTTAGAAGATAAATAATCAAAATTCTTGTCTTGTAATGACTCCTTGCAATTCTCAATCAAAACTTCTAATTCTCTTTTTTTCCACAGCTCAATTAGTGTTTTTGCATAACCTCTTATATCGGCAGTTCCACTTGCTAATTGTATTAATACTAAAAGGTATTTACTACCTCCTAGATGCTTAAAAGCTACATTATTTAAGCAACCCTTTAGGGTTACAGGGTCAGCAGTTCCGCCTTCTTTTCCTATTCTTATAAACTCCCTCCAGATAATCTTATGCTCTTCATAATAAAAATGCTTTTCTTCTAAAATATCAGCTATATTTAGAAGTAGGCTATTATTCATTATAGCAGATCCGATTATTACTTGCTCTGCTTCTATGTTCTCGTATTTAGTCATGGTTTATTAATTCATGTATTTCAAAATGTAAATCAAGGTTGTGTTGGAAATTGTCACTTTTTATAATAATAACTTTCATCCCATAAAATTGTTGAGTATTTTTAGAGTCTTTAAGTAATTTTTTATCTACTCCAGCATCATATAGAATATGATACATTGTTCTTTGATTAGTTATTAAAACTAAAGAACTGGGGTTTAAACCTTTTCTTATTAATTGATTTCTGCGATACTGAATATCTGTAAATATAGTCATAATTATTTTAATTTAAG